TGCAATTTTTGGATTGTCAGTGCGTCCCAATAGATAATCTGTAGACACATTAAAGTAATCTGCTATTTCTTGTAACCTTTCAGCAGATGGTTGGTTTCTTTTAAGAGCATAGATAGAATTTTTGCCCAATCCTAGAGTTTCCTCTAATTTACTTAGGGAAATTCCTCGCTTTTGGGATAATTCTTTAACTCTATCAAAAGTCGTAAACATTGATTTTATCAACCTTTCTAGGGTATGACAAAAAATATTTAGAGAATTTTGTAGAAAACTGTTGACAAACAGTAGAGAATACTCTAAAATAGTTTTTGTAAATAAGATTTAACTAAAAAAACAACTAATCGAATAAATCAAAAAAGATGTTTTGGCGAACAGGAATATTGATTTATTAGCGTTTTTTCTATGCCTTTATTTTAGAATATTCTCTAAAACATGTCAATAAAAAACGCAAAAAAATGTTAAAAAAAATAGTTATTTCTTATTTACAATTTTTAAAAGGGAGGAAAAAAGATGCCTGATATTGCAAACGGACGCAAAAAAAATTTGTGACTTCTTAAAAGAAAACAATATCAAAAAAGCAGCTTTAGCAGCTGCATATGGCATGAGTCGACAAGAAGTTACTAATATTTTAAGTGGTTCAACTCGTGGCCTGAAAGCTAATCAATTTATCTTACGAGTTATTGAAGATTACAAAATTGATTAAAATTTAAAACTATCTCTCAGCTAGTAGTTACAGCTCTAGCAAGTTATTATCCTTATTATATTATTTTTACGCGGTTTAATTCATTCATGGTCTCCTATATAAATATCTATCAAAAATTATGTATTTCCTCCAAAAATACATGACATTATTCAGAGACTTGCTAGGGCTATAACTGCTAGTTGAGAGCACTAGACAATAGAAAGGAGTAGAAGATGAAACCATTTTTTTGACACAAAAAAAGCAACTGACGGCAATCAGTCACTAACAAAAATTAACTTAATTAAATTATAGCATATTTAAAAGGAGCACGCTATGCCAAAGGTCGAAATAACTTATAAGGCTGTCGGTGTTAACGAAGATGCTGAATGGGGCGACTATGATCATCTCATGCAACGTTGGGAAGGCCTTAGCAAATCCGTCGCTAAGCAATGGGCAGCTGAAATGCGTGATCATCCAGATTTCAACAGGTACATTGACAATCCAACACACAAAATTGTTTTCATCAATTATGAAGGTTTTGCACTGTTCGTCAAGTGGAAATCACGCAACAGATATTTATCAAAAAAAGAAACGTTAGCTGAAATGCTTAAGAACATGAAATTAGAAACAGGAGTTTTAACATGACATATTTAATCGTAGCAGTAGCGATTTTAGGATTAACTGAAGTACTTACATTGACTTTACTTAAACGACGTAATGAAGACATTCGCTATTATCGCAGTGAAGATTACAAAAACCACATCTTCACAGAACGAGCACGTAGCAATAGTCAAAAATGGAGTGATGCACATGATGCAGGAAATCATTAATGAAAACACATTTTTGAGAGATGAAAACAGACGTCTAAATAATGAACTGACTAAACATTACTTTGCGACTGTAGCAAAAGCAAATTTATTAGACATCATTATCGAAGAGGGTTACATTTTACAATCGACCCTTGAAAAATGTATTAATCAACTTGATGAAATTGACCAGCTAGAAATTAGAAAGGCAATGGCAAATGGTGACAATCAATAAACTTGAAATCGAAAACGTCAAGCGCATCAAAGCAGTTAAAATTGAACCATCTGCAACTGGTTTAACTGTAATTGGTGGGAATAATAATCAAGGTAAAACAAGTGTTCTGGATAGTATTGCTTGGGCTCTTGGTGGTAACAAATACAAGCCAAGTAAAGCAGAGCGTGAAGGGTCAATGGTATCGCCTACGCTTAAAGTGACACTTTCAAATGGGCTGATTGTGGAACGCAAAGGTAAGAATAGTGCACTTAAAGTAGTTGACCCAAATGGCCAAAAAGCAGGGCAACAGCTGTTAGATAGCTTCGTGGAAGAGTTAGCTATCAATCTTCCTAAATTCATGGACAGCACGCCAAAAGACAAGGCTAACACGCTTTTACAAATCATTGGTGTTGGTGACCAGTTAGCTGAATTGGAGTTGAAAGAAAAGGAAATTTACAACCAGCGTCATGCGATTGGTGTGATTGCTGACCAAAAGGAGAAGTTCGCCAAAGAGCAGCCATACTATCCAGATGCCCCGAAAGAACTGGTTAGTATTTCTGACCTCATCCAACAGCAACAAGCCATTTTAGCTAAGAATGGTGAGAACGCTCGTAAACGTCAAAATGTGACAGTTATTCAACAAAACTATGACTTCAAACAACAAGAAGTTGATGAACTAAAAAAGAAGCTTAGAGTAGCTGAACAGCAATTAGATCAACTAACAGAAGATTTACAAATTGCACAGACTGACGCTATGGATTTGCACGACGAGTCAACAGCTGAAATCGAAGAAAATATTGCACGTATTGACGAAACTAACAGACGTGTTCGTGCTAACCTGGACAAGGATAAAGCAGAAGAAGATGCTAAGCAACAACGCGAACAATACAATCAATTGACTAACGAAATCGAGGCTGTTCGTCAACAGAAAAAAGATTTGTTAACTAACGCAGACTTGCCACTTGAAGGCTTGTCAGTTGATGACGGTAAGCTACTTTATCAAGGGCAAGAGTGGGATAACATGTCTGGTAGTCAACAGCTTATGGTGGCTACTGCGATTGTTCGTAAGCTTAAACCAGAATGTGGTTTTGTTCTGATTGACAAACTAGAACAAATGGACCAAGTCACACTTGAACAGTTCGGCACTTGGTTAGAACAAGAAGGTTTGCAAGCTATTGCCACAAGAGTGTCAACTGGTGAAGAGTGTGCTGTCATTATCGAAGATGGCTATTCAGTCGTCAACGAAACGCATCAAGCACCAGTTACAAAACCAACATTTACAGCAGGAACATTTTAAAAAGGAGAAAAACAATGAAACAAACTGAAACATTTATCGTATTTCGCAGCAAAGAAAAAGGTTATTTTCTAAGCGCGTATAAAAACAATGAAAATGCTCTAGCATTTACAGCTAACTATACCAAAGAAATTAAATCAGCGCTTTCTATTCCTGAAGAGAATTTCAAAGAAGATAAGGAAAAATACGAAGGCTTGTTACAAGCATTTGAAGCAGAACCACTAAAAGTTGAAACTGAATATACACTCACGACACTAGACGGTGAAGAACCAGAAGAAATTAAGGCCGACAATCAAAGCAAGGCTAAAATGCTATTTGATGCGCTTGATGATATTTTTGGGGGTGACGATTAATGCAAATCACAAAAGGAAAACGCGCACGAGCCCAAAAAGTAGTCATCTATGGTCCAGAAGGTATTGGTAAATCAACCTTTGCATCACAATTCCCAGGAGCAGTATTTATTGACACCGAAGGCTCAACCGACAACATGGACGTTTCACGCTTGAATAAACCGTCAAGCTATACCATGCTAAAAAATGAAATTGCATGGGTCAAAGCTAATCCTACTTGCTGCAAGACACTTATTATTGACACAATCGACTGGGCAGAAAGCTTAATAGTAGATGATATCTGCGCACTGCATCAGAAAAAAGGTATTGAAGATTTTGGGTATGGTAACGGTTATGTTTACGTTAAAGAAGAATTAGGACGTTTTTTGAACAGTTTATCAGAACTTGTAGATTTAGGTATCAATATTGTGTTAACTGCACATGCCCAAATTCGTAAGTTTGAACAGCCTGACGAGATGGGATCTTATGATCGTTGGGAACTTAAGCTTGGTAAAAAAACAAGCTCACAAACTGCACCACTCGTTAAAGAATGGGCTGATATGGTTTTGTTTGCAAATTATAAAACAGTCGTAATGACTGCTGATAACAAAAAGAAAAAAGCTACTGGTGGACAACGTGTTCTGTACACGCAACATCACCCAGCATGGGATGCTAAGAACCGTCACAACTTACCAGAGGAAATGCCGTTTGATTATGCAGGCATTGCACACATCTTCAATCAAGTACCTGCGCCTGCACAAACACAGCCTGCATCTCAACCACAACAGACAGCGCCTGAACCTGCTCCACAGGTAACAGCACAGGGACAGACAGCAACTGCTGAACCAGCGCCACAAGCTCAACCAGAAGTGCCTGAAAACTTGACACAGCCTGCGCCAGAACGTCAGCCTTACCAAGAACCTAACTTGGCTTTACCACAAGCTTTGCGTGATTTGATGATTCAAAACCAAGTCACAGAGCTTGAAGTTCAAAAGGCAGTAGCTCAAAAAGGTTACTATCCAGAAAATACACCAGTAGTGATGTATGACCCTGGATTTATCGACGGTGTGCTTATTGGCGCTTGGGAACAAGTCTTTAGCATGATTAAAGACAATCGTATTTTACCATTTTAATAATTAACAGAAAGAGGAACATTAACATGACACAATTTAACAATAACTTTGATCACGAACTTGGATGGGATGATGAAATCGTAACAGACGCAAAAGAATTCGTACAGCTCACACCTGGTGACTATCAATTCACAGTAACTAACCTTGAACGTGGACGCCACACGCCGAATCCTCAAAATCCAGGGAAATTGCCAGCTTGCAACAAAGCTACACTTACCCTTCAAATCGAAACAGCAGAAGGTATTGCACAATTGACACACAACCTATTCTTGCATACATCAACTGAAGGTATGTTGTCAGCATTTTTTGGTTCTATTGGTCAAAAGAAACACGGTGAGCCACTTCGCATGAATTGGAACAACGTGGTTGGTGCTAAAGGTGTTTGTCGAGTTAACAAACGTAAAGGTACTGGACAATATGCTGACCGTGAATATGACAACATTAAAGCAATGATTTACGCAGATGAAGTTGATTGGACTAAAGTATTGAACGCGAACGTGCAAGATCAACCACAACAGCCTACATATCAACAACCAATGCAACCAACAGCACCTCAACAATACCCACAACAACCACAAGCGCCTCAACAAGCTGCAGGATTCCAAGCTGGGCAATTTTAAGAGGTAGCTAATGAAACTTAGAAAATATCAAGAAGAAGCCCGCGAAGCTGTTCAGCAAGAGTGGGAAGAGGGTAGAAAACGCACATTGCTCGTTCTTCCTACTGGGTGTGGTAAGACTATCGTATTTTCTAAGATTATCGAAGACCGTGTGAGAAAGGGCGAGCGAGTGCTCGTCCTGGCACATAGGTCAGAACTCTTAGAACAAGCTAGCGATAAATTAAAAACTGCTACAGGCTTAGGAACAGCACTAGAGAAAGCAGAGAGCACATCAATTGGTTCATGGTTCCGTGTTGTTGTTGGTTCGGTCCAAACAATGCAACGTGAGAAACGGCTTAACCAATTCCCACCAGATTATTTTGACACAATTGTGATTGATGAAGCTCATCATGCTATTTCAGATGGCTATCAACGAGTGCTACAACATTTTGAATCGGCTAACGTGTTAGGCGTTACAGCAACCCCAGACAGAGGAGATAAAAAGAATTTAGGTAAGTTCTTTGACAGTCTTGCTTATGAATATTCAATTGTAGATGCAATCAAATCTGGTTATTTATCAAAGATTACAGCAGTTACTATACCGCTGACATTGGACTTATCGTCAGTCAGTCAACAAGCGGGTGATTTCAAAGCTAGCGAAGTTGGCACAGCGTTAGATCCATATCTAGAACAAATCGCAGATGAAATGGTTAAGCAATGTTCAGACCGCAAAACAGTTGTGTTCTTGCCACTAGTTAAGACGTCTAAGAAGTTTCGTGACATTTTAAACAAGAAAGGTTTTAAAGCCGCTGAAGTGAATGGCGAATCAGAAGACCGTGCGGAAGTCTTAGAAGATTTTGATAAAGGTAAATACAATGTTCTTTGCAATTCTATGCTACTAACTGAAGGCTGGGATGCCCAAGTGTTGACTGTGTGGTGGTATTAAGACCGACAAAAGTTAGAGCACTGTACAGCCAAATGGTTGGGCGTGGTACACGATTAGCTGAAGGAAAAGATAATTTATTGATTTTAGATTTTCTTTGGCACACCGAACGTCACGAGCTGTGCAGACCAGCGCATTTAATCACAGATAGTCCTGAAGTGGCTAAGAAGATGGTCGAAAACATGGCTGAGCAGACTAACCAACAATTTGAACTGCTGGAAGCTGAAGAAACAGCAAGCAAGGACGTTGTGGCTGAACGTGAAGAAGCACTTGCTAAGCAGTTGTCAGAAATGCGTAAGCGCAAACGTCGACTAGTTGACCCGTTGCAATTTGAAATGTCTATCCAAGCTGAAGACTTAGCAGACTACGTGCCAGCATTTGGAATTGAGATGACACCACCAACAGACAAGCAGTTAAAAGCATTAGAGAAGTTTGGTATCTTTACGGATGACATTGGTAACTTTGGTAAGGCTAGTAAATTGTTAGACAGACTTAAGAAACGTCAAACAGAAGGCCTTACAACACCTAAACAAATTCGATTATTAGAACGCTACGGTTTTAAGAATGTTGGTATGTGGACATTTGACGGCGCAAGTAATCTAATCAATCGCATTGCAGCTAATGGTTGGCGTGTTCCTCGTGGTATTCGACCAGCGGAATTTAAACCAGAATAAGAAAGGATAAACATGGCAGAGAGAGATTTTGACCTGCTACCATTGCTGGATTATATCAATCCTGCCATGGTGGATTACAGTACATGGTGTCAAATCGGTATGGCCTTAAAGCACGAAGGCTATACGGCAATGGACTGGGATAATTGGTCACAAGCTGATACACGTTACAAAAAAGGTGAATGCTTCAAGAAATGGACAACCTTCAACGAAGAAGCAGGTAGTGTTGTAACAGGAGCCACAATCACACAATTAGCAAAAGATAATGGCTGGCAACCTGCTTCAAATGGACGTGGTGATTCTCACGAATTAGATTGGGAAGATACGATTGATCGTGATTATCAATCGTAGATAAAACTGGATTGAGTCGAAAGAAATCAGAGAACCATTGAACTGGCAACCTGCACAAGAATTAATCAAGTATCTTGAAACGCTGTTTGATTCAACAGATTTAGTTGGCTACGTGACTGCTACCTATCCAATTGAGACGGACAATGGCACGATTCACAAACCAACGCAAGGTAACTTTGATAGAACAGCTGGAGAACTTATTCAGTTATTGCAAAAGACGCCTGACGACATTGGAGCTGTCTTTGGTGATTACAAGGAAGAAGCAGGTGCGTGGATTCGATTCAATCCGTTAGACGGTAAAGGTGTAAAAAATGACAATGTCACTGAATATCGTTATGCCTTAGTTGAATCTGATACGCTCGATATTGGCAAACAATATGCACTGTTTAAAGAGTTAGAGTTACCAATTGCAACGCTTGTCCATTCTGGTAAGAAATCACTGCACGCAGTCGTGAAAGTAGATGCGCGTGATTATCAAGAGTATAGGAAACGTGTTGATTACATCTATCAAATCTGTAAGAAGAATGGGCTTGATATTGATACGCAGAACCGCAATCCTAGCCGTTTGTCACGCATGCCTGGTGTCACACGTAACGGACGTAAACAGTTTTTGATTGATACTAACATTGGTAAGGCGAATTACGAAGAGTGGTATCAATGGGTTGAAGACTTGAACGATGATTTACCAGACCCTGAGGGACTGTTAGACAGCTGGGACGATATGCCAGAACTAGCACCTGAGCTTATTCATGGGATTTTGCGTCAGGGCCACAAGATGCTAATCGCTGGTCCATCTAAGGCTGGTAAGTCGTTTGCATTGATTGAACTATCCATTGCCATCGCTGAAGGTGCTAAATGGCTTGGTTGGCAATGTGAACAAGGACGTGTCTTATATGTCAATCTGGAATTAGATAGACCATCAGCGCTGCACCGTTTCAAAGATGTGTACGCAGCTATGGGAATTCCAGCAAACAATCTTCAAAATATTGATGTTTGGAACTTACGTGGTAAGACCGTTCCAATGGATAAATTGGCACCTAAGCTAATCAGACGATCACTTAAAAAGAACTATCAAGCAGTCATTATCGACCCGATTTACAAGGTGCTGACTGGTGATGAAAACAGTGCGGACCAAATGGCACACTTTACAAACCAGTTCGATAAAGTCGCTACTGAATTAGGCTGTTCAGTCATCTACTGTCACCACCACAGTAAAGGTGCACAGGGTGGTAAGAAATCAATGGATCGTGCCAGTGGTTCAGGGGTGTTTGCGCGTGACCCTGACGCACTTATTGATTTAGTGGAACTTGATTTGACTGAAACTATCATCAAACAACGTACTGATGAGGCAAAATGTGAAGTGTTCAAACGTGCTATCAAAGAACGTAACTTGGATTACTACCAGCACGAAATCACGCTTGATGATATGCATAGCGTTGCAGAAATGAGCAAACATTTTGATAAAGCGTTAGACGATATCATGGTCAGAAAACCATATCTACATGAGATTCAGCAAGTTGAACATTCAATCAATATTGCAACAGCATGGCGTGTTGAAGGGACACTTCGTGAATTTGCAAAATTCCCACCAGTCAATATGTGGTTCAGCTATCCAGTTCACAGTGTGGATACAACAGGCGTGCTTGCAGATATTCAGTTGGAAGACAGCAAACCACTTTGGCAAAAAGCGAAAGAATCACGAAAAACAAAAGAACAGAATTTAAAGGAACGAAACCAAAAATTAGAAACAGCGTATAGCGCTTTATTGATGGAACAGCTCCAGTAACTGTTCAAGAAATCCGTGAATACTTGGATTTAAAATCCAACAAAAGCGTAGAAAATTACATCAAAGAACATGATGGTTTTGATGTCAAAAAAGGAATTGTGTTTAAAATTTCTGCAAATCAAGAAATGGAAAAGAAAGAAAATAACTAGAAGAATTCCAAAGAAAAATCCTGTTATTTTCTTTTCTCAAATCGGAAAAATACTAGTTATTTTCTTTTCTTGCTAATTTTAGAAAAATCGGAAAAATACTAGTTATTTTCTTGAAAAAATATTGTTATAACTCTTTCAGAGTTATTAAAAGTGTTTTTCCTTCGTCAAAAGTCAAAGAGAAAAGGAAAAGGGGCTGTAAGCTCTGCCCCTTTATCCTTTGTCTCATCTTTGACAAAGCGCGTGAAAAACAACTTGTAAATCAAAATGGAAAAATGAGGTGTAAAAATTGAGAGCAAGTAAAACAACAATGTTAGATATTATCAAAGTCATGGCAGAAAATAATACTAACGTAGTGAATATTGAATTTGAATATGACGGTATTCCAGCAGTGTTGCAATGTAAGTTAATGCAACAGTGGTCAATATGGACGAGTGGAAGAATGACTAGTTATTGAATCAACTATTTTCAATTTCATTGCACACTTCTTCCTGTGGGTTATTATGTTCATATTGTTCTGTGGAGCAGTATTTTTGCTAGTACTTGCTCTTGTTGTGGTATGGAATGCGATTGGAGACTTCCACACGTATATTAAAGAATGTAGAGCTGAACATAAGGAGTTAAAAGAATGATTAAATTAAAAGACCTTCTTAGGGTAATGTATGTTGTTAATCACCCAAAAGCGATAAAAGTGGGTTACAAGGGCGAAAGTTTTTTAGTGGGATATGATGATATAAATTTTTTAATGGATAAACAGGTTAGGGCTATTGAAATTCTATACTCAGTTATTTTTATTAGGCTAAAGGAGGAACAAAATGGAAGCTTATAAAGAACGAATGGTAAAAGAATATAATGAGTTGAAAGAACGCACATATAAACTTGGTAGCATGTTACTCAAGTATGATAATGGTGATTTGGAATTTGAACCAACATGTCCAATTTATCTACTTCGAGACCAATATAGTTTAATGGGTGATTACCTAAAAGTTCTAGAAAAACGTGCTGTGTTTGAGGGTGTGCCACTTAATGATTGAATTTTTTATCCCGATGAAAAAAATTCCGACAGTCACACATCAACAGAAAAAGGTTCGTGTCGTTCGTGGTAAGGCACAGTTCTATGAGCCAGACGAGCTAAAAGAAACACGAGCACTGTTCATGGAAAAATTAGCACCATATGCACCAAAAGAACCGTTGGATGGTCCGTTGAGGTTAACTACTAAATGGTTGTTTCCAAAAAATAAAAGGAACAACTAACGGTCAATACAAGCATACGAAACCTGACACGGATAACCTGGTGAAGTTATTAAAAGATTGCATGGAAAGAACAGGATTCTATGTGAATGATTCTCGCGTGGCTAGTGAAGTGATTGAAAAATTTTGGGCTGATACAGTAGGAATTTATGTGAGGTTAGAAAGCTTATGAGTAGCAAGGGTGGAAATAAGTTAAAAGCAAAGCATTGTGTTGGATTTTATGAATGTCACACAGAAAATGCTTTGGAAGTGTTAGATGATTTTATCAAATGGACTCACAAGAAACATCTCAAAAACTATATTGAGATTGGTAAGATGTTGAACGTTTCTCCAAACAAGGCAAATCGATTGCTGCACAGAGAAGTCTTACCAGAAGATAAAAATATAGTTCAAAGAATGAAGGAGGCCATGAGTCATGGCGTTAGTTAAAATATACAGATTTGAGGATTCTAAAACAGGTGAAACTTTTGAAGGAACGCGTGACGAGTATGCGTTTCACTTAGGTGTGACAAGACCTGCTGTTGATTCTCGTATTCACACAGGACGTGCTAGTGCTACTGTAGTGGGTAAGAAAGAAAATGGTGCAGGCAATGTCAGAAATGTGTTTACTGAAGTTGCAACAGGTAGAGAATTCTTTGGCTACTACAAAGAGGCAACAGAATATTTTGACATTCCTTATGTTAGGTTGAAAAAATACATTGCTGAAGGGATTATCACTGTTGAATCACCTGCTAAGGCAGTTAGAAAGCCAAGAGATAGCTGGGATATTGTTTCCGATAAAAAAACAAAACAGAAACGTCGCTTACAGTGTCTACTGAAAAGTTTTGCTGTTTGAAAGGAGTTGTTAAACATGAAGATTGATTATATTGATTTCTTTCAAACGGAAGTTCCCAATTGGATGAAAGCTAGTAATCAAAAGTCACAAGAACTTGGTTTTGGAACGATTGAATACTGGGAATGGGCGAATCAATCCATTGTGGCAATTTGCGAAAAATACGGAAATGATGAATTAGTAAATGGTCAGTTTCAGCTTATCTGGGAATGGTTAGATAAGCAAGCGAAAGGAGTAAGTCATGTATGAAGTAGTGTTGTATTTTGACAATATGGTTGATGAGACGTACTGCTTTGACACCTACAAAGAAGCACTTGAAAAAGTGAATAATCTCAAATGGCAGTATCGTACCAAACGCTTATACAGCTTTAAAGTGAGAAAGGTTGAGAGATGAAAAATGATGTTTTAGTGATTGGATTAATTGTCATGCTTGCGGCGTTTATGTGTATTGCTGTTGGCTATGACATTGGTAAACGAAAATGACAGAGTTAAAAACAGAGCTTAGACAAGCTAAGGTGCACATTAAACTCTTGGAAGAAAATCAAGTGATTGTGTATCACGCTGATAGCTACGGTGGTAAGCCATAACGGTATCAGTCGGTTCGATTCCGACCATGGGTATAACCCGAAAATAATTTTTCATATTGGAGGTGGTTAAAGCACTCCTTCTTACACGCTTTGAACTACCATTCAAAAATTAGTACGATTAGTTAGCTTTTCGGGTGGTTAACTGTCAAATAGGCTGAAATAAATTTTTAGAAATGAGGAACTCCTTTTTTAACAATAACTCAATCTAAAGCGAATCATCAGCCGTTCGTGATTATACAAGGCACAATCATGGTAATTCATATTTGAGTCGTGTGTCTGCTCAAAATCATTAAAAAGAAAGGAGCTATCTTTTAAGGATTATGCAAAAAAGGCCCGCTTTCGCAGACCCTTGGTAAATGATATTAATGCTTACATTTATTATATCATAAAGGAGATGTAAAAGTGGGGAAGTTAAGCAATTCACAATTAAAAGCACTTGATGAGCTATTGTTTGATTATGTGAGCATTGACCATAAGATTGCAGTACGTAAGCTAGAAATTAGTGACGTTCCAAATACAGATGAAAACGTAGGTGGTGGACGTACAAACATTGTGTCTAAGCCTACAGAAACGACCGTAGCGCGTTGGGATAGTGATCAGCGGTTAAATAGCCTGTATGCGCAGAAAAATGCAGTGGAGAATACGTTGAATATGTTAGACGAGGATATGGAACGTATTTTCTGGCTACGTTGGGCAAGAGGTAGTGTGAATACCTGGGACGCCATTGCTGGTAAAATGCATATGTCAATCAAGACAATTTACCGCAAACGTCAACGTATTTTAGAAATTTTTGCTGATTTTTATGGTTTTTCGTAAAAGTGACAAAAAACACGGTATTTTTGTCACATAAAATGCATTAATATGGTATCATCAAGATTTAAAAATAAGGGGCGCGGTTTCTTGAGAGGTCTTACTCGTCTTATTTTATTAAGGTCCTGCAATGAGTCGAGCCACGTCGGCTGTCATTGAAAAATAAATGGAAGTGAAAAATATCTCGTGAGCGGATAGCTGAAAAAACGGTGCACAATCCAGGTTGAGTGTATCATGCTTGTTCGTGCAACCTTTTGGATAAGCAGTAGGAACATAGCTCAGATGGTAGAGCAACTGACTTTTAATCAGAGGGTCACTGGTTCGAGCCCAGTTGTTCCTGTTGCATTTATTGCAAAAATCCATATTTTTTTATCAGAAAGCCTATTATACTATTGTGTAAGGGCTTTTTTAGTAGTATTATTAAAGTGATAAAATTTAGGAGATAAAACTATGGAACCCTTCAAATTTAACATTGATGCTTATTATGGAAAAGAGATAAAAGATAGAGTTAATTATTATCGGAATACAGCTTTTGAAGCTCAGGGCTTAATTGATAGAAATAAAAAACAAGCTATGTCTATTTTACAAAAATTGAAAGGTGAGTTAGAAGAGGAATATAAATATTATAGGTTATCTAGGGTTGAGAAAGTTTTTTTTTCTAATGAATGACCTTGTAATAAATAACTATATTGAAGCAATTGTTGATGCCTATACTCATATTACAAAAGGGAACCAATATGAAAGATTGTCAAGCAATCTATGGGATATTTATGATTATTTAGGATATCTTGATTTCGATCAAATAAATGAAAATATTTTATACGGTAACGTTTATTGCAAAATACTAAAAAAAGATTTGATGAAATAGGATCTGGAACAAATGAGTATAGATTGCTTTCATCATTGTTACAATTTTATTCAGCTCCAACAAAAGATAAAGCAAAAGAAGTTGCAAAAATAATTAGAAAATTTGAAGTCGATGAAATTAGACCATACATTTATGGTCCATTGCTAACAAAATATCTGTAATAACTAAAGGTCAGCACAACTGTGTTGGCTTTTTATTATGTCACAAAGGAGGTGATGGAAAATCACTAAATTAACTTTAAAACAACAACGTTTTGCAGATGAGTACATCATTTCAGGCAATATCTACCAGTCAGCAAGGGAGCTGGCTATTCTGAAAACTATTCAAGAGGTAATGCAGCAAAATTGATAGGAAATCCAGCCGTCAGAGCTTACATTGATGAAAGGTTAGCTGAATTACAATCTAAGAAAGTAGCTGATCAACAAGAAGTTATGGAATATTTAACGGCTGTAATGCGTGGTGAAAAGACTGAACCATTACTTGTCTTAGACGGTGAGGGTACACAAAAAGTCGTTAATGCTGTTCCGCCAGTTCAAGCACGTACTAAGGCAGCTGAGTTGCTTGGTAAGCGTTATAGGTTGTTTACTGATAAGGTTGAGTTAGATGCAACTGTTGAACAGGTGGTGTTTGAAGATGACATCAGTTAAGCTTTCAAATTTGATACCGCCTAAATTTCATGATGTCTGGCGTGCTAGTCTCAATCAAAACATTTTACACGTTGTGTGCGAAGGCGGACGTGGTTCTGGTAAATCATCAGATGTGGCACATATCATTATTCAGCTTATTATGCGCTATGCTGTTAACGCTGTGTGTATTCGTAAGACAGATAACACACTTGAACAATCAGTCTATGAGCAGTTGAAATGGGCAATTAGTGAGCAGCAAGTGACACACTTGTTTAAGTTCAATAAATCACCACTGCGGATTACATACTTGCCACGAGGCAACTATATTGTTTTTCGTGGCGCACAATATCCAGAACGTATCAAATCACTGAAAGACAGTCAGTTTCCGTTTGCGATTGGCTGGATTGAAGAATTAGCTGAGTTAAAACTGAAGATGAAGTCAAGACTATTACTAACTCACTTTTACGTGGTGAGCTCGGTAGTGGTCTTTTTTATAAGTTTTTCTACACATACAACCCGCCGAAACGAAAACAGTCATGGGTTAACAAGAAATATGGAACGCAGTTTCAACCAGCTAATACATTTGTTCATCATTCGACTTATCTTGATAATCCATACATCGCTAAGGAATTCATCGAAGAGGCTGAAGCCACAAAAGCTAGGGATGAGCGGCGTTATCGCTGGGAATATCTTGGCGAGGCAATTGGTTCTGGAGTTGTTCCGTTTGACAACTTACGTTTTGAAACAATACCAGATGATTTGATAACCAACTTTGATAATATCCGAAACGGTCTAGACTTTGGTTATGCTACTGACCGCTGGCATTCGTTCGTTGGCATTATGACAAGAAACACAATGGCATTTACGCAATTGATGAATTCTATGGTCAGAAAATCAGCAACCGTCAGGCAGCTAATTGGATTAAGTCGCGAGGTTATCAATCAGACCGAATCGGCGCAGATAGTGCTGAACCTAAGTCTATTGCGGAACTGCATGGCGATTTTAATTTACCGAACGTGTATGGCGTTAAAAAAGGTCCTGATTCGGTTGAATTTGGTGAACGTTGGCTTGATGATTTAGATTTCATTTGTATTGACCCAAAACGCACACCGAACATTGCACGAGAATTTGAAAATATTGACTATCAAGTCGACCGTGACGGTAATCCTAAACCACGACTAGAGGATAAGGATAACCACACGATTGACGCAACAAGGTATGCATTTGCTGATGATATGAGAGCAAACAGCAACACGAGAGAGAAAACGAAGAAAGCAAGTTATTTATTTTGAGGTAAAACATGGCAAAATTCTTATCTAAAACCAGGTTTAATTCACACAGTAACGACCAAATTATCATGCTGACGGAAGACTATGAAGCTATTGATTTTGCGTCTCAAAAATGGATTGAACAATTAAAACAATACATCAACACACATAAGTTACAGATTGCGCGTTTGGAAGAGCTTAAACGTTATTATCTAAGGTGATAATAACATCAAATATCGTCCTGATAAAACGGACGAATTTGCGGCCGATAATCGTATTTCAAGCGACTTTGCTAAGTACATTACAGTGTTTGAGCAAGGCTACATGCTTGGCAATCCTGTTAAGTATACAAACGAGGATAAAACGCTCCAAGAATTGATTGATACGTTTTCTGAGCAGACAAACGAAGCTTATCATAATATCTTGATTAAGACTGACTTGTCTATTTATGGACGCGCTTATGAGTTGCTTAATCCAGAGGAAGATGAAACAGCGGTGTTATTTTAAAACTGTATCATTTAGCGCCTGAACAAACATTTGTAATCTACGACGATACATACCAACAAAAATCGTTGTTGGGTGTCAACTATTACGAAGTCGATTATGGCGGTGGTCATCGTAAAACAGTAGTGCGCGTGTATTCTGATAATACAATCTATACGTATATTGACGACAATCAAGACACGTTTGGCCTTCATCTAGTTGATGAAACAGAACACTATTTGAAAGGTGTTCCGATTAATGAGTTCAAAAACAATGAGGACCGCACAGGTGCTTATGAATCGGTTCTTGATGATATTGACGCATACGACTTGTCACAATCCGAGCTAGCTAATTTCCAACAAAACAGTAATGACGCTATTTTACTAATCACTGGTAATCCTTATACTGGTTCGGATGATAACGATTATCTTGAAGATGGTAGTGTTAATCCTAACGGTCGTTTAGGTGTGGCACTTGGCTTTAAAAAAGCACAGATTGCCGTGCTTGATGACAATCCTAATCCTGGTGGTTCACAGCCAGATGCTAAATATTTGGTTAAGCAGTACGACTCAGCTGGTGCTGAGGCATACAAGCAACGTCTAGTTAACGATATTTTACGTTTCACATTCACGCCTGATATTCTTGACAATAACTTTAGCGGTATCCAGTCTGGTGAATCCATGAAATATAAGCTGATGGCGTCTGATAACTATCGCAGCAAACAAGAACGCTTGTTCAAAAAAGGACTTATGCGACGTTTGCGTTTAGCGGTCAACATCTGGGAAGTTAAAGGCAATGAAGCAACGAATTATCAAGCTATCAATCAAACTGCTGTTATCTTCAGTCCTAATTTGCCACAAAATGATACTGAACTTGCAAATATTGCTAAGTCGTTGTTTGGCGTGGTAAGTGATCAAACAGTTTACGAGTTGTTAGAACAGGTGACTGGGATTGATGCGGAAGATGAATTGAAACGTCTGAAAGCTGAAGAACCACAAGAACCAGAGCCACGAATTGGCGAGGTGACTGCTGATGACCAAGAAGAAGCACAATGATTATTGGCATAAACGTAGTAATGACATTATGCGTTATGTTGATGGTACAGATATTGACATGTTTGCTAAATTGCAAAAGATTTACGCAGACGAGTCAGCGCAAATTCAACGTGATTTATTTGCGTTTGTAACAAAATATGCTGATGATAACAAAATGAGCTATTCTGACGCTCTACAACGCCTTAGAGGTGTCGACCTATCAGATTATCAAGCGAACGCTAAGAAGTATCGTGAGCAGGCCAAAAATAACCCAGATTTGCTAAAACGACTTAATGAACAATATGCTAGTTCAAAAGTAACACGATTCGACGCATTAAACCTTGAAATGACTTATAAAATTGGTGTTATGCAAGGCATTATTGAGAAGTCGTTTGAAAACTATTTGAAGTCAACTGCTAAGTATGCTTATAGGAAAGCGATGGGTGGTAATAGTGGCGCATTGAATGAACCAGCATTAAAAGAACTTATCAATACGCCTTTCAATGGTCGGAACTATTCGCAGCAAGTTTGGGGCAATACAGATGATTTAACCAGGGATTTAAGAGACGTTCTGAAGCGTGGTTTTATTCGTGGTGATGATGTTCGTAGCATGGCTGGGGAACTTGCTAAGAAGTACAATGTAGCACGTTCGCGAGCGCAGACACTTATTAGGACTGATGGCACAGCGATTGTCAATCGTTCAGCTATCAAACGCTATGAAGAGTCTGGTTTGGAATTCTATCGCATATCTGTACAGATGGACAATAGGACATCACAGATTTGTAAGAGAATCCACAGTGAAGATAAGCGTTACAGAATTGATGAGTTTGAAACTGGTGTCACTGCACCGCCTTTCCACTATAATTGCCGTTCTGCTGTTATTCCTGATGAAGAGGAATTAGATGAACAATCGTTAAGAAAAATAGGAAAAACAACGTAATACTTTACGAAAAAAGCAAAGGATTAGAGTTAATCTAGGCGCTTTTTTTTGTGTTTAAAAAGGAGAGATACATGGTTTCATTAGTTTGGCAATTTGTTGCCTTTTTAATTGGTATGATGGTGGCAGGGTGGCTGTTATTCATTATTGGAACGTTTTTTGTTGCATTGTTTGAAACAATCGCAAAATATATCAAAAAGTCGTAGGAATACAGCTTTTTATTTTGTCCAAAACTACTCATGACGTTAAAAGGTGAAGGTTATTAGTCTAACTACAGACTTAAAACGGAGGTAGCCAACATGGCAGAAGAAACTAACACTGAAGTAGTTGAAACGGAAACGGTCGACAATCCAGAAACTACCGAAGCAGACAAAACATTCACTCAAGCTGAGCTTAACCACATTGTACAAGAACGTGTTCAACGGGCCGTGGCTAATGCTGAAAAAGATGCTGAAGACAAAATTAGACAAGCACAGTCTGAAGGTGAACGTTTAGCAAAACTGACAAAAGATGAACGTGCTAAAGAGGAAGAAGCTAAGCGCTTAGCAGACCTTGAAGCTCGTGAGAAAGCAATCGCAGTCAAAGAATTGCGTATTGAAACACAAAGTCTTTTGGCAGATGAAGGTTTACCAATTGAATTCCTTGATGTGGTCATGGCAGATACTGCAGAAGCTGTCAAAGCCAACATTGCAAGTGTTCGAAAGGTATTTGATGAAGCTGTTGAGAAGCGCGTGAATGAGCGTCTAACGCAAGATAAGCCACGTCGTGGAACAACGGCAGGTGCAATGACTAAAGCTGAAATTATGGCTGTTCAGGATGCAAGCAAGCGTCAGAAACTCATTGCAGAAAACTTAGAATTATTTAGAAAGGGCTAATTTATGGCTGAAGAAAAATTAACTGTTATGAACGATTTGGGCGAAATTAAAACAATTGATTTTGTTAACAAATTTAGTACTAACATTTCTGAACTCTTGAAACTACTCGGTGTGACACGCAAAGAACCGTTGTCAGCCGACATGAAAATTCGTACTTACAAATGGACAACTGATATTGACACAACCAATCCTGGCGAAGGTGAAACAATTCCACTTTCTAAAGTGACTCGTGCACTTAACAAAGAATATCAAGTTGAGTGGTTTAAAAAAACGTCGTGCTGTTTCTGCTGAAGCTATTGCGCGTCATGGTGCTTCCTTGGCAATTGACAAAGCGGACCAACGTATTATGCGCGAAATTCAAAACAATATCAAAACTGATTTCTTTACTTTCCTTAAAACAGAACCCACGAAAGTTAAAGGAACAGGCCTTCAAGGTGCATTAGCTCAATCTTGGGGTAAACTACAAACATTTTCAGAATTTGACGGTGCCCCAATTGTATCATTCGTAAGCTCACTTGACGTAGCTGACTATCTTGGCGATAAAGCGGTCGGTGCAGACGGTTCTAACGTCTTTGGGATGACATTACTTAAGAACTTTTTAGGCATGCAAAACGTCATTGTGTTGCCAAACGTGCCACAAGGGAAAGTTTACTCAACTGCAGTTGAAAACCTTGTACTTGCTTACCTTGATGTGAACAGTTCTGACCTTGGTGGAATGTTTGCTGACTACACTGACGAAACTGGTTTGATTGCTTCAGGTCGTGACCGTAGTCTTAATAACCTTACATATGAGTCAGTATTCTTCGGCGCTCTTAAATTATTCGCTGAAATTCCTAAAGGTGTTACTGAGGCTACAATCGAGGTACCAGCTGTTTCGACACCATCGGTAGGAGGATAACCTAGGTTATGGATAAAGCGTTGATTTTAGAGGAAGTTAAACTTTTTAAAGGTATTCCTGCTAAAGATACAACGCAAGATAGGTTGATTGAATTGGCAATCAATGAAAGTGTTGATCGTGTTCCTGCTAAGTTGAATGAATTTAGTGAGACTGAATTGGCAGAAGTTCCAAACCGTTTAACTTTCATCATTCGAGATGTAGCTATTAAACGCTACAATCGTTTGAATTCAGAGGGTGCTAGTGCTGATAGCGAAGAAGGTCGTTCATTTAACTGGGATAAGTATTTAGATGAATATGAAAGTACATTGAAGAGTGCTGCAATTGGTCGAAACTATCAAGCGAAAGGAATTGCTAGGTTTATATGATTTATAATAAGCGTGTTATTTTAATCACTGAAACGACTGAAGCTGATTTTTTAGGTGATAAAGTCGTTAAGAAGCAGTCTGAACCGATCCCTTGCCAGGAAGACAATTTGACCAATGCAGAACAAATCGGTATTTTTGGAACATATAACCTTGATAGTTTTAAATTGCACTTGCAAGGACACTATGATGGTTTTTCTGAAATTATCTATGATGGTAAAAAACGCAAAATACAGGGTAAAAAACATCACAAAAATTCGACGGTAATATACATTTGAGCATTAAATTCAAAGTTCGTGGTGTTGACCAGATGGTTAGATTGATTGCTAATAAAGGCAAAAAGGCGCGTATAGCTACTAATTGTGAATTAGATTTATCTAGCAAACGTATCGAACGCATGGCTAAGGTAAAGGCACCAGTTGATACTGGTGCACTGAAAAATTCAATTTTTTTCAGCAAAAGCAGGCAATCTAACTTATAAAGTTACTGCACCACAGCATTATGCGATATATGTGGAAAAGGAACCCGAAAAATGCGAGCACAGCCATACTTAAAACCAGCACTTGATGCTGAACGACCAAAATTAATCAGCAATTTACGCAAATTATACGAAAGATAGGTGATATATGACGACTTATTCACCATCAACTTTATTTTTAAAAGAACTACACGATAGATTGGAAGTGTTAGCTATTCCAATCTATTTTTATTTGCCAAATTCTGACGTTTTTAGAGCCTTTTATTGTGATTGGCTCTAATTCATCAGATACTTCACGAACAGCGCAAACAGGGGCTGTTATTGAAGATATTACGGTAAATATTGACATATTCCTAGACGGTTCAAGTAGAACTGATGCAGAAGAAGTTAAAGCAAAAGCTTTAAGGGCGTTAGGACGTCGAAATGTAACAGCTAATATCATTCCAGATGATAGCATAGGACGTGAAGTATACCACGTCTCTATTACTGTATCTGATACTATTTATTAATTAAAGGAGAAGTTACTACATGACAGGACAAATTACAGTAACGACTGCTAAGCCGTTAGCAGGTAAAAAAGTCTTTTATTTCATTCAGTCTATTCATGCTGCACTTGGCAGCAATGCTATCTTACCAGCTTATCGTACAGACGGCAGTTTGACACTTGGTGCTGAATATTCAGACGAACAAACACAACAAGGGCTTTTACTTGATAAAACAAGTACCAGCCACGAAATTGAGTTGACGACTAAATTTGCACCGAAGGACCCATCAGTTGATGTGCTTGAACAAGCAAATGACACTGGTGAATCAGTCAAAATTTGGCGTGTGCTTGTTGATGAAACATTGAAAACACAAGATGGTGAACCTAAAAAAGATTTTTATCCTGCCAAATTTGGCTATGCTAAGATTGGTGATATTGAATATAATGAAGGTATTGAAGATATTATCGAAACTAGCTACACAGCAAGTATTGTCGGTAAGCTGAAAAATGGTAAATTTCCATTGACTGCCGAAGAAATTGCTTTGCTTGATGAGGTTTATAACTATCAAAACCCAGGTGAAACAACTGGCGATTACGATAACATCAAAACAAGCGAATAACACGTCAAAAGGTTGGATATTAAATCCAGCCTTTATTTTTTAGTTAGGAGATAACTCACTTTATGGAATTTAAAGTTAAAAATAAAATCATTGAAATTAAGTTTGATTACCGCACAATGTTTAAGGTTGACAAACAACTTGCCACTAAAAATAAAGACACTGGTGCAAGTAACAACGACGGTGTCGGTACATTGTTTAACAACATTCTAAATCGTAATGATGAGGGACTTGTTGATTTAATTCTTTTGTCAGCTAACAAAGCGTTTAGTAAAGCTATTTCAGAAGATGACGCTATCACAGCGATTGAAACCTGGCTAGTGGATAATGACGCTGATGACACGGAAAGCTTGTTTGAAGAAATTCAACAAGAAATGGTTGACTCTGGTTTTTTCAAGAACAAGATTTTGAAATATATCGAAAACTTGGAAACAGCAGTAGAATACATGAAAGCGCAAGAGGACAGCGAAGCGCTTCAAGTCGAAATTACCGAAAAACTTATTGGCAAGATGAAAAGTGCACTATCTTAACTGAGTGTGCACGTCTTGGTTTAACAGACTTAGAAACAATCTACTCTTGCAACAAATGGGAACTTGACGCAATTTTAGAGGGGCTTCATTACAGACAGATTGATTTCGCGAAAATCTATCAGAGCTTGCTATGGAAATGCGCTACACTATGAATGCTAAACGTGCTAGTGCAAATAAACTTAGCAAGAAAAAAGACAGAAATAAAGTTAAACAAGCCTTTCATGCAAATAACAATAAGCAAACGACTAATAGTAGTCTTGCTGAACGTCTGCAAAAAGTCAATGACCATTTCATGAACAGATAACACAGAAAGGGGGAGTTATATGGCAGAATTTGATGGCTCAATTTATGCCTATGTCGGTGCTGATATTGCTGATTATCAAGCGGCAATGAATAAGATTACAACTGCAACACAGCGTGCTTTTGAGAAAGCACAGGATGCAGCTGTGAATAATTCTAATCGTTTAGTTCAACGTGTTGGTCAAATTATGGCACAGTTGGCAAACAATGGCGAATCACTTGGTAAACGTTTAGGAACAGCATTTAGCACAGGCTTAAATCTGTCTATTGGCGAAATTCAGCGTATAGCTTCATCAATTGGCGAAAAGATTCCTCAGCCATAAAAAATGGGTTTAATACCGCTTTAACAGCTATACAGAGTGGTGTCAACTCAATAGCTAATAAAATCCCTCAGCCTATTCAAAACGCTTTTACAAAAGCAACTAGCTCAGTTTCTAGCTTTGCTACATCGGCGACTAGCAAGGTTAGCTCAGCATTTAGCACGATTAGTTCAAAAGTAAGCAGTGCTTCAAATACAATCAGTAATTCTTTTGTTGGGAAAGTAGGAAGTAGTCTTACTAGCTTAAGTAGTAAAGCTGCAAGTGTTGCGACTAAAATGGCTAGTTCGCTTGGTTCTGGCTTTTCAAATTTGTCTAGTAAGGCCACTACTGCACTAAATGGTATTAGTTCAAAAATGGGAGAGCTGGGAAATAGTATTACTAAAACTACTTTGACAGTTACAGCTCTTGGTGCGGCATTTGCAGTTTTCCAAGGATTTAAGGCTGCGGTTGCTGGTTCAGTTTCAAAAGCAGCAGAATTCGAAGAAAAAATGAGCAACATCAAGGCTCTTACTGGTGCTAGTTCTGAAACAATGAAGCAATTCAATGCTGCTGCTCAAAAAGCTGGTGCGGATACTGCATTTTCAGCCAGTGAAGCAGCAGACGCTATCGCTGAGTTGAGTAAAGCAGGGGTTGATACAGCCTCTATTTTAAATGGTGGTTTGACTGGTGCTCTTAACTTAGCCACTGCTGGTGAACTTAGTTTGACGGAAGCAGCGGAAGTGGCTTCAACAGCGCTTAACGCTTTTAAATCTGATAATTTAAGTGTTACCGATGCAGCTAACCAGTTAGCAGGTGCAGCGAATGCTTCAGCAACAGATGTCCACGAATTGAAATACGGACTTTCTGCCGTTGCAGCGGTTGCCTCTGGTGTTGGTATGTCATTTAATGACACAACTAACGCTCTTGCAGTCTTTGCACAAAACGGCCTTAAAGGCTCTGATGCAGGTACATCTCTTAAAACAATGCTTTTGAATTTGTCGCCACAAACCGATAAAGCGGCAGCTCAAATGCAACAATTGGGCATTATTACTGCTGATGGAGCCAATCAATTCTATACAGCAGAAGGTAAGCTTAAGTCATTTAGTGAAATCTCACAAATCTTACAAGATAGCTTGAAAGGTTTGACTGCTGAGCAACAACAGAACGCTCTTAAGACAATGTTTGGTACTGACGCCATTCGTGCTGCTAACATTGCTATGAAAGAGGGTGCTGCTGGAGCAGATGCCATGCAGGAAGCAATCAGTAAAGTTACTGCAGCAGATGTGGCTATTCAAAAACTTAACAACTTAAAAGGTGCTGTTGAATATTTAAGTGGTTCGTTTGAAACCTTGCAAATCCAAATCGGTAGTGCAATGCTTCCTGGTTTGCAAGGTGTGGTTAAGATTCTTGATAGAATGATTGACAGTTTTAGTAAAAGTAAGGTTGTTGACCAATTCGTCAAGAAAGTTCAAGACGTCTCACTTGCACTTTATCAAATTGCATTCGGTGCAGATGAGACTAAAAAGAAAATTGATGAAATGTTTTCTGGTGCAGATGCTGATGCTAAGAAACTAGAAACTAAAATTGAACCAATTGAAAGACTTAAAGCTGCAGCATCTAACGCAATGCCAGCAATCGCAGGTTTAGTTGGTTCGTTTGCTTTTGGTCCTGCTTTGACAGATTTAGGACTACTTGGTACTGGATTAGGGATCATCGGAAAAAAAGTGAATTCATTTAGTTCTATCATAAGCAATGCTTTCACCAACGCAGGTGGATTAATTGGTGTTTTAGCTGGTAAAATGAATGGCTTATCAGGTGTATTTGCAAATGCAGCAAGTACTGGTCTATCTGTGTTAGGTGGAATGACTTCGACAATGGGAAGTATTGCCAAATTAGCACTTGCTTCAATTGGCCCTGCAGCAATTCTTGGTTTAGTCGTTGCTGGTCTTGGTTTGATTAATAGCCAATTTGGCGCACAGATTGACCAGTTACTAGCTACAGTTACCACTAAAGGACCACAAATCATCACGAACTTGGTAAACGGTATTACAGGTGAAATTCCACTTTTGATTGCATCAGGTACAGAATTAATTGCTAAATTTGCTAATGCATTTACTGTGATGTTCCCAGTTTTAGTGCAAGCAGGTGTTCAATTAATCTCTAGTCTTGTTCAAGGCGTGGGAGCTAATGCTGGTAGCTTGATTGCGTCTGCTATTCAAGTGATTGGTACATTTGTTAGTTCGATTGCTAGTGCATTACCACAACTATTGTCTGTAGGTATGGACTTTATTGCAAATGTCGTCAATGGTTTGGTTCAAAATTTACCTTTGCTTTTACAATATGCGCAACAGATTGTTGATAATTTTGGTCAAAGTTTATCTGCTAACATGCCAAACATCATTTCTAAGGGTATTGAGATTATCACTAACTTAGTTCAGGGAATTATCCAGAATTTGCCAACAATCATTTCAATCGCTACGCAGGTTATTACTGGATTCATCACAGGCTTAGCTAGTTATTTACCACAAATTTTACAAGGTGGTATTCAAATCATTGTAATGTTGGTACAAGGTATTCTTCAGAACTTGCCACAAATTGTACAGTCTGCGGTTCAAATCATTCAATCGTTGATTCAAGGAATTACACAAAACTTACCGCAAATTATTGCTGCAGGCATTCAACTTGTTGGTCAATTAGCAGTAACAATTATCCAAAATATTCCACAAATTCTTGCAGCTGGGGTCCAACTTATTGCTGGACTTGGTCAAGCTATGTTAGAAGCTATCCCTAACGCTTTGAAAGGTGTTTGGACGGTATTAAAAACGGCTTTGGTTCGTTGTGGGACACAATCACTGGTAAAAGTTCTGAAACTACTGCGAAAGTTAGCAGCGATGTCACTCAAATGACTAATGCAATTGCTGCAGGAACAGGCCAAATGAGTGCACAGACTAGCGCTGACACAATGGCAACGCTTAACAGTATTAGTCAAAATACTGGTCTTGCCAATTTGAATGCGACTAGCAACGCAACTCAAATGGCGTCAAATGTCAATGCGCAGACTGGTATCATGAGTGTTCAAGCACTTAATGATTCAATTGCTATGGCAAACGGTATTAATGCTGGTACAGCACAAGCAAGTACTAATGCAACAACTAATGCTCAAAATATGAAGAGTGAAGTTAACCGCATGAGTGGTGAAATGAGCTTCCAGACAATCAATGATGTTAATAATATGGCAAATGGCGTTGCTACCGGAATGACTACAGCAAGTACTAATGCAACAACTCAAGCGCAAGCTATGGCAAACGGTGTTAATACAGCAGCATCAAGCATGAACTTGGTGCTGTCAATCAAGCATTGAATTTATCAGCGGGTGTATCAAGTAATATGCAAAATGCACAAGCAAATGCAAACAATTCAGCAGCTGTTATGAATAGCGGTGTTAGTGCAAACATGGCATCAATGCAAGCTAACGCAAGTGGTTCAGCTAGTGGATTATCAAGCAATATCACATCTGAGCTTAATTCAGCCGCTTCATCTGCTAACTCAGCATCATCACAAATGGCGTCAAACATCACTAACAACTTCAATAAGGCTAAGTTATCTGCAACATCATCAATGAATGGCATTGCAAATGCAGTTAAAAGTGGTATGAACAAAGTGACTAGCAGTGTTCAATCTTCCGGAAATAAGATGAATTCTACATTTACTAATTCGTTTAATAAAGCGAAAAGTGCTGCACAATCTGGTATGAATGGTGTCCGTTCAGCTGTTCAAAATGGTATGAATGGTGCTGTTGCAGTAGCAAGTAGCGCAGGTAGTCACATGGTATCAATCATGTATAGCACGGCTGGTGGTATGCAATCGGCTGGTTATTATGCTGGTGCTGGTTTTGCAAGTGGTCTTGCAGGCTCAGCAGGCTATATCTATGCTGTTGCAGCTGGAATCGCAGCACGAGTAACAGCAACAATTCGTAGAGCATTAGATATTCACTCACCATCTCGTGTGATGAAATCACTCGGTGGCTATACTGGCGAAGGCTTCGCTATTGGCATGTCTGACTGGATAGTAGAATCAACGACATCAGCAAAGAGTATGCGTTAGCTGTTACAGACCAAAGCTGGGGTGTCAACGGCACTATGGCAATTGCTGGTAGCGTTAGCACATCTGGTCTATCATCTTCACTTGATAGCTTGTCAGACGAAGTGAAAAACAGTGAATTGTCACAACCGGTCTTTGAAGTACACAACGAATTGGTTGGCGACAAGATTTATACAACTGTGAAAGAACGTGAAGCGAGAGAAGATGCTAAAAATGATTATTTTAATTATTAGAAAGGTGAAACATGGATTTATTAATTACGAAAGGAACGGCATCAGTCAAGCTGTCTGACTACGGCTTTTATAATATTAATATTGACGACAGCGCACCTGGAATCTCTCTTGATAAGCGTTCTGTCACTGGTCGTAACGGTACGGTATTTGGTGGTGCAACATTTACTGCTAAAGTCATTAAAGTGACTGGACGTGTAGCTGTTACGAATGTCCAAGAGTTCTTAAGTTTAAAAGATGATGTATTTGGCTTGTTACTAGATGACGAGCCTTTTTATATCACTAAAATGTACCCAATCAATACTGATTTTTATAATTTTCAAATCCCTGGTCAAACGGCTGGGGATTTAGATTTTGTAAATCAACCACACACAGCTTGGCATTATCGTTGGAAAGTCACTGCAGAAGGCGAAGCTGATTTCACTTTTGTTGGCAATTATGGTCGAGGATTAAAATATGATTTTTCAATTAATTTTATTACTGCTGAATTGCCATATGGTGAAACAACTCCGACGACAGTAACGCTAGCTAATAATCAAATTGCTTATGCTGGAACTGCTAAGTTATCACAATTGGAAGTTCCGTTTGTTGTTGAATTAACAGCAACAGGTAATCAATCAAACTTTTATCTTGAAATTGGAGATAATCGTTTTACTTACTCACAATCAGGCAATATTTCTGCAGGTGATATTTTTAAAATTTCTGGCATTGAAACAACAAAGAATTTAGAAAATGTTAATGCACGTACTAATTATGCGTACTTTGTTATTAAACCTAGTCCAACAAAAAAGGTTAGTTACAAAACTGACTTTAAGGGCACAATAAAAATTTTAAACTTTAAAGAACTATATAAATAGGAGGTGATAGTTTGATTACATTTTTAGATGAAAGAGATGTTGAGCATGGTGCACTTGCCACTATTAAAGTTACAAATGCTGTTAACGGTGAACGCTCACTGACTGGTGAAATTGAATCAGGCGATTATGTCCTAACAAATATCGAACGTGGCTGGCGTTTACGTTTTGATGATGAGTTTTATGTAGTAACTTACGCAAAGCCAATTGATGATGGTAAAGGTACGCATGTTACTTTTGACGCTGTTCATCAATTTTTTGGGACTTTGATAAGTCATCAGTGCATGAACAATTAAATGATGGTTCGCATACGTTCTTGACTTACCTTGATTTCATATTCACTGGCAGTGATTACACGTATACAATTGACCCACTTTTGAAAGTCTATGCTTTTGAAAAACAATCATTTGGTTATAAGAGCCGTCTAAAACTTTTTTAACGATGTCATCACTTCATCTGGCGTTGAATTCCAGGTTAATGGCAAAGTGGTCCGTATCTTAGAAAAAACTGGAACAGACCTATCAACGGTAGTTCGCAAGAACTTCAACATGAATGAGCTTGGCATTGAAAAGCATATTGGTGATTTTGTTACTTATCAAAAAGGCTTTGGTGCGTGGATTGATGAGAATGACCACTCAAAGGGGCGTTTAGTTACTGAATACACCAGTCCATTGGCTAGCGTATACGGAAAACTTGAAGCTGAACCTTTAGTTGATGAACGTTATACACAAGCAGACAACATGATTGCTGCATTAAAAGCTAACGTTGATAATTCTTACAGCATCTCGATTACTCTTGACATGGAAGATTTAACTCGTGCTGGTTATGATTACACTCAACCTAGACAGGTGATTACATCATGGCTATCAATGAAACATTAGATTTTCAAGAAAAAATTAGGATTGTTTCATTTACTAGTGAATATGATGTATCTGGTCAGTTGGTTAAACATGAAGTGACTTGTAATGACATTGGTGTAGTCAAGAAGTTATCAGCAAGTTACAACTTAACTAAAGAACAAGCTCAAAATGCGTCAGATTCAGTCGGTAAAGCTGTAGAAATGGCTAATAAAGCACTAGTTTCTGCAGATGGTAAAAGTACTGTTTATTTTGGTAATGAATTTCCAAAAAATGAGCCAAAAGGTACATTACATAAAGGTGACTCACTTTATTTGACAGTCGGCGACACAACGAAAATGTATTACTGGACTGGAGCAGATTGGGAAGAGCTCCCCATCGTTAATGATGTTGAAGCATTCAAAGAACAGATTGCTGATGAACTAAAAGACGTTCCAAATCGTGAAGAATTCGAAGCGACTATTACAGAAAAACTCGCTACATCAAAAGCTGAAATTAAAACACAGATTGACACAGCTAAAACACAGGCAGAATCAAACGCTAAGGCATACGCTGATGAAATCAATCAAGCAACAGCAGGAGTAGCGGAACAAGCGAACACAGCTGTCAATAGTTTAAAATCTGACTTAGCCAAAGTCAAAACTGATTTAACTACCACAACGTCAACTGCAAATGCTGCTAAGACGTCAGCGAGTGAAGCCAAACAGCAACTTACCGCAGTAGCTAATGATTTGTCTAAAGCAAAAACAGACTTGCAAAACGCTGTTAGCGCGGTTGACACAAAAGCTACGAATTTGCAGAGTGATGTATCAAATCTCAATACAAGTTTGTCTAACACAGCTAAAGCGTTGCAGACACAAGGCACGACATTAGCCAATCAAGCTAAAGAGTTACAGACACAAGCTAGTCAGTTAACGGAGCAAGCAAAAGCGCAAGAGACGTTAACTACACGGGTAGAAAATGTTGAGACTACTGCTAACGGCACTAAGACGACAGTCAGCGAATTAAGTAAAACAGTTACTCAAAATGGCAAAGACATCACAAGTGTGTCGAACCGTACTAAGACGGTTGAAACTAGTTTAACTAGCGCTAAAACGTCAATTAGCGAACTGCAAACAAGTGTATCAACAGCTAAAACTGATTTAACGAATCTGACTAAGCGAACTAAGACTGTTGAAGATGGCTTGACAGGAACTAAAACTAATCTTAGTGAGTTAACACAAACTGTTTCAAACGATGGTAAGACGATTGCTAGTCTAACCAGTCGAACTAAAACGGTAGAGGACAGCGTAAGTGGTCTTAAGACTACGATGTCAAGCGTGCAGAAAGATTTAACTGCTGTTACAACTCGCACTAAAACAGTTGAAGATGATTTGTCAGGAACTAAAACAACATTATCACAAGTACAGACAACAGCTAACAGTGCTAGTCAAAAAACAGCTACTTTAGAAACTGGCTTGGATGGGTTGACAGCGAGATTTGATAATTTAAAAATTGGTGGGCACAATTACCTTCTAGGGACAAGCGACCAATATCAAACCTTAACAAGCGATAACTACCTTTTAGGCACCACCGGCAATGGAAATATGAGCTTTCTGGATTTGCTGAAACCTTTGAAAGGTGAGACAGTCACGATCAGAAGCTACATTAAAAACGACACAGATTTTCCGGTGCGTATCCAAATATGGTTCACCGGCGGCGGAATTTACGGGAACCCAGTCCCAGCTCACGAAGAAGGCTACTCAGTCGCAACTGGCAAAATATTGGAAAACTTCGCATCATGTAATATCGCTTTTACACAAGTTGGTGACGGTACGAAGACAGGTGGAACTATTCAGCATAAGGAAGACAAGCTCGAAAAAGGCAACGTCGCAACTGACTACAGTCCAAACGAAGCTGACATCGAGCAAAAAGTAGCTGAATACAGGCAGAACGCAGACCAAAACTACGCAAGTTTGCAAAGTACTGTACAAGCCTTAGATGGCACAGTGACAGCCAACAAGGCAACCGCAGAGCAAACGGCAGCAGGCTTTAAGACACGCATTGAATCACTTGAAACGTACAAGAGCGGTGAATCAACACGAGCTAATCAATACTTCGAGAGCGCTAAGACTGAAACAGCTCGTCAATTGACTGCTGAGCGTACAGCGATTGCTAAGGATTATGTGGCTAAGTCTACATACATCGCTGATGTGACTGGCATTCGTAATGACTTAACAGCAACGACCACAACAGCCAATACGACTAAAACCAATCTTGCTAACTATCAAGCGAGCAATGATAAAGCAGTAGCTAACTTGCAAAACAATCTGCAAACAGCGAATGGCAATATTAGCAGTTTGAAGACGAAGTTGAAGCAGTACCTGGCCAGATTACAAGTGCGGTGTCTGCGGTTGAGGGTAAGATTCCGACGGAAATGGGGTCATCTAACTTATTGCGAAACACTGCGGTAAATGGTGATAACTTAAAACTTTTTGGCAAATCAAATACGACTGTTAGTGTTGTTGAGAAGGACGGGCACCAAGTATACAAATTAGTAGTTTCTGGGTCTAGCAATGCAGGCGCTTTTTTCAACGGCAATAGCGATTATTATAATCTTGTCAAAGACCGTAGTTATACATTTAGTTTCTGGGTTTTAACTAACAAAGATAAGACCTACAGCAGTGGCAGTCTAGGTCATATCCAAGCTGTTAACAATAATAGCGATAAAGTTGGCAATGATAATTTACACCAACACACAACACCTGTTTATAGTACAAATACTATAAAAGCGAATACGTGGACAAAGTTTGGTGTACGTTTAAGGCTACATCAAATAGCTATTTCAAACCATATTTTTGGTATTTAACAGCTGGTGATGAAATTTATATCTACGACATGATGTTAAACGAAGGAAAGATTCCTTTGAGCTATACGCCAGCAGTTGAAGACACACAATCTGACATCACTAAACTAAACACAACACTAACTCAAACAGCTAACGGTCTTAAACAGCTTAGCACGCAAGTAACGTCGCAAGGCAGTACGATTACATCACACACTAACTCGATTAATTCGTTATCAACTGGTTTAAGTGCCAAAGTCTCACAGACTGATTTCAATACGTTAAGCGGTCGTGTAACAACTGCTGAAAACAACATCACAGCGAAAGCTAACGAGTTGAGCAGCAAGATTAGTAGTGTCGAAGGAAGATACCAAGCGGCGAAATGAATCTTGTTGAGTATGGCAGACCAGCCGATGGCCACAGCCCATATAATAATGTAGAATACGCAACACACCCATTTTATTACAATAGCGCTTTCAAAATGTATATTATTAAAAATACAACTACAACCGAGAAACTTGTAGGCATGAACCGCTTTAAAGTTGAGCGGAATACTGATTATACTTTGTATTTTAAAGGTTTTAACAATAGCGCTATCACTAACATGGATGTCTGGTTTTTGAAACGTGTTAGTGGAAGTACAAAGGATTTTGACTCAGCACAAATCTTAGTTAGCGGTCGCAAGTTATCAACTTCAAAAGCAGAAGATGTTTCAGTAACTTTCAATACTGGCAACTATGATGAAGGTTATATTCGTTTCGATAACAACGGTTCAAAAACTGCAGGTACTCAAGCTGACTTGTTTTTCGGTGATGTTTCAGTTAAGAAAGGCAAATCAAACAATGGCTGGAGTCCGTCATTGGCTGAACTGGCAAGTAGTCAAGATTTGAAGAATGCACAGTCTGAAATCAAACAGACAACAGACTCAATCAAAGCCAGCGTATCTTCGTTGGATAAATCAACAGTTAAGAGTGCTAGCTTGACTATTAATACAGACGGAATCGTCATGAAGGCTGGCAAGTCAACAACTGATGTTGCTAACGCTATCGGTTCTTATTTTGCTGTTAATCAGAATGCTATTAATCTGTTTACTGACAAGATTAATGTCAAAGCGAATATGATTGTTGATGGTGCTATAACAAGCACTAAGATAGCCAGCAAATCGATTAATACGGCACATTTGAACGGTAAAATCATTACTGCTGACGTGATTTCAAGCAATGCTATCACAGCTGACGCGATTAAGGCAGGTGCTGTAACCACCGACAAAATGACAGCGAACAGCATTAATGGTGACCGCATTACAGCTGGCACATTAGATGCAGCCAAAATCAAAGCTGGTAGCATTACAGCTAGTCAAATTGCAAGTGGCACGATTACCAGCGCACAAATCAAAACAGGAACAATTAGTGCAGCGAATATAGCTGCAGGTGCGATTACCACAGATAAAATAGCTGCTAATTCTATTAATTCAAGCAAAATTGTATCAAGTGGTATTACAGCGAACGTTATCAAAGGTGGTAAATTACAATCACTATCTAACGCAACTAATTTTGAACTTGATACTGGTAAGCTTTTTTACAATAACAACAACACTGGTATTTTTCGTGTTCAAGCAAACGCTAGTACAATGGGACTTAAATTTTCAAATACTAGTATCACAGTTAGTGGAACTAGCCGAATCTTATCGCGAGTTATTTTAGGCGGTGACCGTCGTGAAACTTCACTAGATGACGGAAAGTGGGACCAAGGTGGGTTTACTGGTATTGTGGCTGAAACAATCAACGGCGTTGATTCTAACGCTCACAGTCAAGCTGATACTTTACGTGTGATTGGAGATAATATTTATTTCACCCACAGTTACAACTACGACGCTCAAACAAAAACAAGTGCACAAGGTTGGAAGATGGAAACGTTTAGCCCTTTTTCAAGTTATGCAGGAAATGTCGTCTTGAAACCGTACGGTATTAATTATCGTCAATCAGACATCATCACTGGTGATGTTCGTTTAGATAACGGGGATGGCTCTGGTTATTGGGTGCGAGGATGTATAAGAACTTTAAGAAATTGTTTTCAACATTATCTAAATGGTGGAACGTCATCTGGTGCAATGAGTGCAATTAGAGATGCTTTAAGAGAAATATCAGGAGTTTAATAATATGGATAAACAACAATTAATCATTAATGAATTACTACAAAAACTAGCAACTGCACAATATGAAGCAGTGCAATTACGTGCTGAATTAACAATTGCTAATCAGCATAACAGTGAACTTGAAGACAAGTTAGCTGCACTAATGCCTAAAGACGATTTGAAAGGAGGTGATGAATAATGAGAGCATGGAACGTTGTCGGAAAATACCCAATTTACACTGATGGAAAAGTAACACACACAGAAATCACACTAGCTACTTTGTCAGGTAGTTACGGCACATTTACTGAACGTGTTGCAGGTGATCAAACTGGTAAAACTAATGATGAACTTATTGAATTAGCTCGTGATGCTTATTTCAAAACTGAATATGCTGATAAAGCTATGCCAGAGGCAGTACAAAAAGTTGATGAGATGTCAAATAAGTTTGACAAAAAATCTGCTGAGTACCAAGAAACAATTGATCAAATGCAAGCGGCCATTGACAAATCTGAGAAGATGACTCAGTTAGCTACTGCTACATTAAACGAATTGATTAACAAAATGTATCCTGATGAGGGTACTACTAACGGTGCTACTGAAGGTACTACAGATGAAACTAACACACAAAATTAAAAATATACTTTTAGGAGGAAGAACAATGATGATTAATTACTTTGCAATGCAAATCGAGCTAGGTTGGATTACTATCGAGACCGTGCCTAAACGTTTCCGCAAACAAGTACAAGAGCTTGTAGACTTGTCTCACGCAGGCTTGCAAGACGAAGACGCCGCCGAATAACAGCTTAGGAAGTGAGAGGAGATTATGCATGTTGAAATTTTAACAGGAGTATTCTCGTTGATTGCAAGTTTGGTTGGCACATTTGGCGGTATTTTAACGAGTACTAAGCTAACCAACTATCAAATCAACGAGCTTAAAAAACAGGTCGATAAACATAACAGCGTCATCGAACGTACCTTTAAGCTGGAAGAACACAGCAAGTATGTTGATGAACGCATCACACGTCTGGAAAGCGAGGTTGAGAAATGAAAAATTATTTTGAAAAATTGGGAATCAAAGTTTTAAAAACCATGGCACAATCAGCAGTTGGAGTCATCGGTGCTAGTACATTAATTTCACAGGTCGATTGGAGAGTGGTTGTTTCAACCGCTCTTTTGTCTGGCCTCGTTTGTGTTTTGACAAATCTGTCTGATTTGAAGGAGGAAGATGTCGATGAAAATTAAACGACTTTTAGCAGGAGTAACAGCGCTAGCTAGCTTGTTGTTACAATCAACAGCTTATGCGGCTGTTGGTGACCAAGGTGTGGACTGGTCACGATACCAAGGCGCTAACGGTGTCTTCGGTTACAGTCATGACAAGTTTGCAATTTGTCAAATCGGCGGTGTTAACGGCGGCGGTATATACGGTCAATCAACGTATGAGACACAAGTTGCATCAGCAATTGCTCAAGGCAAGCGTGCTCATACTTACATTTGGTACCAGGTAGGCGGGAATGCTAGCTTGGGCGAACAAGTCTTAAATACATTCTTGCCACAGGTTCAAACGCCTAAGGGTTCAATTGTAGCCTTGGACTACGAAAGTGGTGCTAGCCTGACAAGCAAGCGAATACCAACGCTATTCTGCACGGTATGCGCATGATTAAAGCGGCTGGCTATACACCTATGTATTATAGTGGCAAGCCTTATACAGTAGCTAACGTGTATGTTGACCAGATTATTCGTGAGTTTCCAAACAGCCTATGGATGGCTGCTTATCCGGACTACAATGTGACCCCAACACCAAATTATAATGTGTTCCCATCAATGGACGGTGTAGCAATTTACCAATTTACGTCAACATATATTGCTGGCGGATTGGACGGTAACGTCGATTTAACTGGTATTACCGACAATGGCTATACTAAGAACAATAATCCAGAAACCCAAACACCAGCAATCAATCAAGGCCAACAAGCAGACAGCACACCTAAATCAGATATCGCCAACGGCAACCAAGTTAAGGTTAAATTTGGTGCCAATGCATGGGCGACTGGTGAAGCTATTCCAAGTTGGGTTAAAGGTCGCACATACACAGTAGCTCAAACTTCTGGCAATCGTGTATTGCTTGCTGGCATCAATTCATGGATTAACAAATCAGACGTGGAAATCATCTCAGTTTCATCTGCGCCAATTCAAGCGCCAGCAACTAGCACGTACACAGTACGTGCTGGAGACACGCTTTCTAGCATCGCTTCAAAATTTGGAACAAGCTACCAAGCACTAGCAAGCTTGAATGGTATTTCAAATCCAAATCTCATCTATGTTGGTCAAGTATTGCGTGTTAATGGTTCAGCAAGCGCTAGTTCGGTTTACTATACCGTACGAGCAGGCGATAACTTGTCAGCAATCGCTTCACGCTATGGCACAAGCTACCAATCAATCGCAGCGCTGAATGGTCTATCTAACCCAAACCTTATCTACGCAGGCCAAACACTTAAAATTAAATAGCAAACAACTTTTTTACCGGCATCTCGGCTTTTGGCTGGGACGTTTTTGTAATTTTTTTACAAGTATAAATATAAATAAAAAAACGTAAAAACACTAAAAAGTTTCGTTTTGTAAAGAAAATTTGCGTTTTTAGAAACAAAAATAAGTATTTATAAGTTGAAATAAGGTTGAAACTATGGCATAATGTAGTTGCTATAACTCAAGACCTTTCTAAATATTTAGTTATGGAGTAATGCGATGATTGATGTATTAAAAATTGTCAATTGGTTCAAAGTACGAAATTATTCAGATATGAAAACTAACGATAATGTTGAAGCTTTGACTCAATTAAAAGTAATGAAATTATTGTACTATGCTCAAGGCGTATCGTTAGCTGTATATGATAAAGTATTATTTCCGGAAAAATTCTGGCTTGGAGATATGGGCCTGCAGTTCAAGAAGTTTATGATGTATACAAAGGGTCAAGAGAGATAGTTGATTCTACAAGTAACGGGATGAGCGATACTGAAATAGGAGATTATCAAGAGGTAAACTCCGATCAAGAAGCGGCTCTTATTTTGAATGCAGTCGTTGATGCATATGGCGATATGTCTGCGATAGAGTTAATGAATCAAACGCATGGAGAAGCTCCGTGGTTAGAAACAACTCAAAGTCAGGAAATCGATGTTAATCTAATCAAAGATTTTTTTGTTAAAGAAATAGTTGA